TCAATACTTTCAGAATAATACATACGAAATGTTTGCTGAAGGTGCTAATGGACAGAATAAAATATATAAGGTAGAAACTGAATTTAGTACAGCTCAATTAGCTCCTGGTACATATTACTTTGGAATACAATGGAGAGATATATTTGCAGCACCTTATGATAACTTTACATTCACATTAGACCCCGATGGTAAGCCAGTATCAAAATTACAAATTACAAAAGTACAACAGGCAGCAGATGGTAGAATAATGGATATTCCACTAAACATGCCATTTGGAACTAACGGAATTAAACAAATTGATTTTCTTACATCATTACAAAAGAAATTTAATTTGGTAATGTATCCATCTAAAACTGTAAGAAATGAATTTATTGTAGAACCTTTTAATCAATGGTATTCAAAAGGTAGAAGATGGGATTTCAACAAATATGCAAATTTAGATGAAAAGATAGAAGTAATTCCAGCAAACAATTTAGCTGTGAACGAATTAAACTTTGGCGATTTATTAGACCAAGATTATATTTCACAACAATTCAGTAAAGAAGCAAATAGAGAATTTGGTAAAGCATACTATACTGATACAGAAAATTTCTTTTCGCAAGGAAAGTTTGAAGTAAAAACAGCAGTAGCATCTACACAATTATTACAAATAGCAGGTACAGGTGTATCTGGTTCAGTAGAAGGTATAAATCCTACACCTACTAGATTCTTAGCAGGTACTGTAAGATTAACTTCAAATGCTAATCCAATTTATGCATGTAGTTCACCGATTAATGAAGCCGTATATACCTCTGATGGTACATTGACGCAAGGTGAAACTTTATTCTATGATGAATATGGGCAATCGCCTGTAACTGGGTTTAGATGGTTTAGTACAGGACCTGGAAGCACAATAACTGAAATTGATTTTATAACCGGAGTAATAGGAACTAATAGTATTTTCTCCTGCTAAAATAAAAACATTATGAGCCAAATTATACCAATATACATACCAACTTATATCTCTGATGTAAATTATTCACCATCAAGGGTTCAACCACGTTTATTATATTATAATGGACAAGTAGATTGTGAAACATTTTATGTAAAGAATGAAAGTAATGCATCAAATCCAGTAAATCAATTTCCTTATTTTGACAATTATAGTGTAACATCTGGTTCACAATTTCCAACAACAGGTTCTAAATCATTACTATTTTTCAATGAACAACCTGTATATGGTTCATCACCTACTGCTTCTTTATATTCTGAATATTGGAGTAGTTATGTAAACCTTTTATATAACCCAAGAACTCGTTTATTGAATATGGCTGCGGTTATTCCATTAGCAGATTATATTGATATGGAGTTAAATGATATCGTGCAGTTTAGAGGAAATGATTACCATTTACGTGCTATAAACGATTATAACTTATCAACTGGTGAGTGTAATATACAACTTTTAGGACCTATATTGGACGGTTCATTAGTTATTAATCCATAAATGTTATAATACTATGATAAAGAATATAATAGACCTTTTAGTAATTAGTGATTACCACGGAGTATCAAAAGAAGTAGATTTTGCTAAAGGTAGTAGAAAAATTCCTTATACTTGGAAACAAATGAAACAATTAATAAAACGTATGTGGCATGGCCGATAATACAACAACATATAATGTAGTAGTTGAAACCGAAGTAACGGGAGCAGACCAAGTTGGACAGTTAGGTAACGAAGCTGAAGGTGCTGGTGGTAAATTTAAATCACTCAGAGGACAAATCAGAGAAACCACAGTTCAATTACAAAAACTTGCCGATGAAGGTAAATCGGGTACTGCAGAATTTGAGAAGTTAAGAGGTAAATTAGATGAGTTAAACGATGCTCAAGATAAAGTTAATTTCCAAGCCGGTCAGTTTGATGACCAGTTAGCTGCATTACCTGGTCCTATTGGACAAGTTGGTGGAGCTATTAAAGGATTCAATGAAAACTTAAATAAATTCTCATTAGGATTTAAATTAGCATTAGGAGCTGTAACTCTTATTGTTGGTGCATTTGCTGCATTTAAAGAATCATTAAGTAGAACCGAAGAAGGACAAGCTAAATTAAATAAAATCACCGAAGCATTTGAAAAGATAATGAATGGTGTGTTTGCAGTAATTGAGCCTGTTGCTATGGCATTGGCTGATTTATTAGCTGGATTATTAGAGAATGAGCAAGTAATGAAGGTACTCTCTACAACAATGGGAGTATTAGCAGGTACATTCACAGCAGTATTAAACGTTGGTAAAGCATTAGCTGGATTTGTTGTAAACAATTTGGTAAACGCTTTCAAAACTCTTATAGGTGTTGGTGAAGGTACAGGTAAAGTTCTTAAAGGAATATTCACATTTGATTTAGGTCTTATTAAAGAAGGTGTAGCACAAGTTGGTGAAACAGTTAAGAAAGGTGTAAGTAACTTTACTGATAACGTTAAGAAAACCGCAAAAGGAATTGGTGATGGTGTTGTGAGTGGTATTAAAACTGGTATGGAAACCGGTTCTAAAGCATTTAATGAAGGTAGTAAGAGATTGACTGTAGCTGAAAAGAAAGCATTGGATGAAAGAAATAAGAAAAGAGCAGAAGCGAACAAACAAAGAGTAGCTGATGAAAAGAAAGAAGCTGATGAAAGAGTAAAAGCAATTGAAGAAGCTGCTAAAATAGAAACTGAATCATATCTTTCATCATTAAGTAAGAGAGACCAAGAGATATACAAAAGGGGTGAGAAGTTAAATAAAGATTTAGAAACATTAGAAAAAGGTAGAATCGCTGCAGTTAAAGAAGCACAATTAAAAGGATTTACCGATTTCTCAGCGATTGATGACCAATATAAGAGAGCTAGAGTTAATGCACAACAGGCATATAAGAACGATGAGGCTACAATCAATAAGAACTTTGATGATGAAGAAGCTAAGAAAGCAGAAGAAAAGCAATTAAGAGAAAAAGAATTATCTCAAAAAGCATTTGATGAATTTAAGTTTTCACAAGAGAATCGTTTATTAGAATTAAATAACCGATACAATAGAGAGATTGCTTTAGTAAACGCTAAAGAACAATTATTATTATGTGCAGAAGGATTGTGTGATAAAAGTAAAGCACAAATTGTAGCGGATGCCAATGAAGAAAGAGTTGATTTAGAGAGAAAGAAGTATGAAGCCTTATTAGCACTTATTGATGAAGAAGAAAAGAAAGCATTAGAAGTTGTTGGATTAACTGAAGCACAAAAGACTAGAATTGCTTTAGATGCGGAAGCACAAAGAGCAGCGCTTAGACAATCAAGAAGAGATGATGAGATATTAGGATTTGAAAATGAATTAGCTAATCTTTCAACATCATTTGATAGAAGAAGGGAATTAATTGCAAATAAAGAAGCTGAATTATTAGCACAAGAAAATCTTACTGAAAATCAAAGAACTGCAATTAAACAAGAAGCGGCGAATGAAAGAGCTGCAATTGATATGGCAGAATTGGAAGCAAGAGCGGAAGTTCAAAATGCTTATTTAGATTTGACATCTCAATTTGGTTCATTCTTAAAAGAGATTGCTGGTAAGAATAAGAAATTAGCAATCGCTGGTATTATCATTGAACAAGCGGCATCTATTGGTAAAATTATTGCAAATACAGCAGTAGCAAATGCTAAAGCAGTAGCTGCATTTCCTGTGACAGCGGGACAACCATTCGTTACCATAAACACTATATCAGCAGCATTAGGTATAGCAAGTACAGTAGCGGGAGCGGCAAAATCAATATCACAAATCAATTCATCAGATAATAGTTCTGGTGGAGGCGGTGGCGGAGCAACATTACCAAGATCATCAAGTAGTGGTGGAATTACTCCACCAACTGCAGGAGGTCCAACAGCAGTACCTACAATATTAGGTGCAGGTGGACAAGCATCTCCTGGTTCACAAATTGCACAAACATTAAGTGGAATTACAGGACAACCAATTAGAGCATATGTTGTAAGTGGTGATGTAACTTCACAACAAGCATTAGACCGCCGTACAACAAGAGCTGCAACGTTTAGTGGTGGTACAGGTGGATAATTAAAAGTATAATTGTTAAAATACTATGGAAATACAACAAAACCAAATATTTGAATTAGTAATAGAAGATGAAAACGTAGATGAGGTCTTTGCCATTTCATTGGTAGAAGAACCTGCTATTGAATCAAACTTCGTATATTTTGATAAAGAGAAAGTACAATTTGCAGCAATAAACGAAGAAAAACGTTTGTTGATGGGACCTATATTGATACCTGATAAGAAGATATTAAGAATTGATGGTGAAGGAAAACCATATTATGTTTTCTTCAAACCTGAAACTATTAAGAGGTTATCTGAAATGTATCTCCAAAAGAAATACACAGACAAAGCAACATTAGAGCATGATAAAAAGATTAGTGGTGTACATTTGGTTGAAAGTTGGGTGGTTGAATCACGTGAGAAAGACAAATCCCGTATGTATGGCCTTACTGTACCAGTTGGTACTTGGATGGGTACTTTTAAAATTGATAATGAAGATATCTGGAACAACTATGTAAAAACAGGTGATGTAAGAGGATTTTCAATTGAAGGCCTATTCGGACACAATTTAGTAGAACAATCAGTAGTAGAATTCAGTAAAGATACCCTTATTTCTCAATTAGAAGAACAGGAAGCCCTTTTAATTCTTTCAGAGATAAAAGCTATCATAAAGAAAGATAAACGTTTTAAATCAAAGCAAAAGGTTGAAATGGAATCTTATTCTGATTATGGTAGTGGTGTAGCGAATAACGCTAAAAGAGGAATAGAATTAAATGAGAGAAATGGTAACAAATGTGCAACACCTGTTGGTAAAGTACGTGCACAACAATTAGCACAAAATAGACCTATATCAGTAGAAACTATCAAAAGAATGTACTCCTATTTGAGTAGAGCTGAAGTATATTACGACCAAGCCGATTCAAATTCGGATTGTGGATATATAAGTTTTTTATTGTGGGGTGGTAAATCCGGATTAAGTTGGAGTAGAAATAAATTAAGAGAATTAGGATTGTTAGAAGAAAGTGAAGCACAACCTTCAATATCATCAACATATCCTGGTGAACAAGCTAAAGGAAAAAAGAAATACACAAAGAAACAAACCTTACAAGCAGATTGTCCACCAGCAACGCAAGATATAGCATTGAATTTAGCAAATAGACAAAAAGCAATAGATGAAGCACATTACGGACCAGAAAATCCAAACGAAGCAAACGAAGAATATTGGAGAGCAAAAGCAGACCAATTTGAAGGAAACGTTGAAGCAGCGAAAAAAGCCCTATGTGGTAATTGCGCATTCTTTTACAGAACTCAAAAAGTTTTGGATTGCATTGCCGAAGGACTCGGAACAGAAGTAGACCCTTACGATGCAATTGAAGCAGGTGAGTTAGGTTATTGTGAAGCATTTGATTTTAAATGTGCCGCTAGTAGAACCTGCGATGCGTGGGTAGTTGGTGGACCAATTGTAGATTAATATGAATATAAATAAAGCACATAAATACATTCAGAAGTTCGCTATTGAACCTGTAACTTATAATTTCTTTATGAATAAGTTAAGAGAAAGTAGTGAGAGTAATCCTATTAATTGTTGGTACACAACCGAAGAAGGTAATAACCGAAGATATACTATGTGGTGGGATTCAGCAGCTTATGTTGGTAATCAAGCATCACTTACAAAAGAAGATAATGATATGTACAATCTTCAAGGTGATTATCCTTCAGGTGATTGGAGAACATTAGATACTTTGACTGTAAGTAGATTTAGATACGAAAATAAAACGTATATTATAAAGTAGATTTATTAACCCAATCTAATACTACATCATAAGGTATTCCCAATTTACGAGATATACCATTTACACCATATGTTTTAGAGTAGTGTTTATAATGTTTTCTGATATACGCAGCATCTTTATCTGATATAGTATCCTTCTCTTTAAATGCGGGTTTAGTTCCATACATATCATAGTATTCTTTGAAAATAGTAAATTGAGAAGCAACTCTACTAACCTGTTTAGTTATTGAGCCTCTTTCAATTCCTGTTTCTACAGATACTTCATTCAGAAACTTTCTACGATTAAAATCAAGCGAAAGACCTTTAGTCCTTACCTTTTCCATAAACACATTAGCAAATAGTTTATGTTTCTTTGTTGGAAATATTTCATCAAAGTTTTCATCAATGTATTCTAAAAATGTATTAAATACTTTTGCAGATTCTTCCATTTCTTCAACTCTATTAGATGGTATTTCTTCAACATCAAATTTATCAGAGATTGCATCTATTGATGGATTCTTTTTATGTTTAGCGTACCATTTCATATTCTCCTGAATGTAGTAATTACGAGCAGTTACCGTTAAGTAACTAAACGCTTTACCTTTACCTCTTTTAACCATTGGAAGTTTTTCTAACATAAATGTTATACAATCCATCTCCAATTCATCTGGTGGTATTTCTATGTAAGTTGGTTTAATCTTATTACGCCAAACCTGTGCTATCTTTGCAAGTGCCGGATATACTATTGAGAATAGTTTATTACGTTCTCTATCATCAGTAGATACATTGTACAAATGTACAGCTTCTTCTACATCTGAATTAAAGTAATTGTTATTTGGGTTTTTAGGTCTCGGCATCGTAACTCTTTAATATATAACAATTTCTGATTGTTAAATAATTGTATCAAAGATACGAAAAATAATTGATAAAACCAAATAATATGCCAATCAAACCAAGACCATCCGAAACTCAAGAAGAGTTTATCTCACGTTGTATCGGAGAAGAAGTTAGTGCAGGATATGAGCAATCACAAGCGGCAGCTATATGTTACTCAAAGTGGGATAGAAAAGAACTATCTAAACAAAAGTTTGGAGACCCACAAAAGAGAGTACAATCTAAATTAAACTTTGAAAAGAAGTACGAAGGAATTAATCTACAAGAGCCAGCAGAAGGATTAGAAGATAGCTGCTGGGAAGGCTACGTTGCAGTTGGGTTAAAGCCGGCTGGAGACGGTTCAGGAAGAATGGTCCCAAATTGTGTACCAATAGAAACCGAAGCAAGTAAAGTAGAAATGGAATTAGAAAAACAATGTATGTGCAATTTAGCAGAATACGATTGGGATACTTGTGTATTAGAACAAACTGATAGATATGGTTCTAAAGATATAGCAGAGAAAGTATGTGGTATGATTAAATCTAAATACGGAGCATAATGACATTTGAAGAAGAATTAAGAGCTGAATTTAATAAGTTGGATAAAGCCAAAGTATTTAAACTAATTGATGAAGTTGATGGATATATTGATGAAACTGAATCATTAACCTTATTAGAAAAAAGAATTGATAGTATTGTAAAACAGGTAAGAGTAGATAAGAGATTATCTTTTACCCAATACAAAGAAATTTATCCATTTATATTAAGTGAAAGAAAATTAAAACAAGCCACCGCTGAAAAAGATGAGTGGATTATACTTGAATAAAAATAGGATACCTGTCATAAATTGTCCATTTTTACCCTACTTCGTGTAGGGTTTTTTTATGCTATTGATTATCAACGAGTTATGAAATGTGGATAACTTGTGGATAAATACCTAAAAATTCTTGATTGACAATCAATGACTTACGTCTCAACCACTAAAAAACACCCCAAAATCGTTGGTAATTTGGGCATTTCTTCGTATATTTGGGTATATCAATTAATAAAAGGGTGGTTACCTACAACCAAAATTAAGTTATGAAAAAAACAACAAAAAACACTTTTGGTATTGAAATCCTTTCATTAGAGGAATCTATGCACAATATTAGTTGCCGATTAGATGAATTGACTGGTAACGCAATGGGTAATTCTTATCTTAAATTAGATATGGAACCAGTTGAATTAGGTAATGTAGAAAATGAATTGGAGAAATTAAATGAAAAAGTAGAAAAACTGACAGATGCAGTTGATAATATTGCAGGTGAATTGCAATCAATATCTTCAATAGCAGAAACATTGGATAATTTTTTAGGATGGTATATTCAATTTAATGAATCAAAAAAATCTAAATAATAAGTTATGATAAATTATGATAAAGTAAATATGATGTCTGATACAGATATTATTAAATGGGCAGAAGAAAAAGATAATGAATATTTTGAAGCATTGGTAGATACATACAACGGATACCATACAGGTGTAATTTGTGTTGGACCTCCGGGTGTTGGTAAATCATATGAAAGTAGATTAGTATTAGAACAAGAAGGATGTAAGAATGTGAATCTACTTAATAGTGATTATGAAAAAGATGATGATGATAATTGGCAATGTACCAAATTTGATATTGGTAATGGACCGTTAGTTCGTAAATCGGACTATGCAAATTGGGCTCTTTACGCAGATTCATATGGTAATAGGAGTAAAAAGTTTGGTGGTATTTTGGATAAACCTGGTGTAATCATAAATGATGATAATGATGATATTATGAAAGATACTATTGGTTTAGCTATTATGATGGCAATGACTGAAAGAGAAATTGTAAAGGATGTAGACTTTACTAGAGCAGAATTTAATAATGAATTGAAGAAAAGAGATATTCCATCAAAGTTTCAATCGGATGCTAAATTAGTTATTCTTACAAATTTTAAGATTATTGAAGAACCTGCTAAATGGGCTAGAAAAGAAAAAGGTTATCAAGGTAAAAAACCATCTTATATTACTAGATGGGAAGCATTGGGTAGTAGGATGGAGTATGTAGATATGGAATTAGACCATCCACGTTTGTTAAGAGTTTATGTTGAGAATAAATTACAAAAACATCAGATATTACAAAATGATCCTGTATTATTTGAGAGATATGGTAGAGGTGCAAAAGATAGTGAAGTAAATAAAGTAATCAAATGGTTAAGAGAAAACCAATTAAAATTAAAACAAAATTTAGATTTACGTTTAGCACAAGATGTTGCAAGTTGGATGATTAGATATCCAAAAGAATGGCAAATCAAATGTAAACGTTATGTAAATACATTCTAATATGAGTAAATACAAAATAGATTACAAAGGGTGGAGTGATGAAGCTTCACCCATTAAATCAGATGTTAATATAAAATCATCGCATAGTAAATTAGTTGCAAATTCTTTAATTGCAGAACGAAATAAAGACAAAAAATTTAGAGAAAAAGTTTCAAAAGGTCTTAAAAAACATTTTGGTACATTGGAAGAAAGATTTTTTAATTATGTAAAAAAGGAAAAAAATGGATGTTGGGTTTGTTCTAAAAAAACTATAATGCATGACGGCACTGAATATAAACCAAAAGAAGTAAGTTTAAAATTACATAATATAAAACAAACAGCTGAATGTATTACTACAAAATGTGGTAATATAAAATGTGTTAATCCTAAACATCTTATTTGTGTATCAAGAGAAGACACTGCATTACTGACTATAAAGAATAGAAAAAATATTAGTAGAGGTAATGGACATCCAAGTAAATTATCAGTATCGGACGTTAGTAACATTAAAAAAATGTATAATAAGTTATTAAAAGAAAGGAATGGAAAACATAAAGGTATTGCAACTATTATACATAAAAACTATTCTGATGTTACTTTATCCGCTATTTGTCAAATTATAAAACAAATAAATTTGGTAGATTCAAAATAATTTAGTATCTTTACAATGTTTTAATAGCCGTTTTATCCTACATAAATGGGAAAGTCCTAAAAAAACTTTCCCAATTTTATGGAATCTTGAAAAACGGATATTTAATAATATAAAACTTAAATGGCATTAAAAACAAATTTAAACTTTAAAAGGAACTGGTCTTTAAACAACCTATATGTTGTAATGTATAGGATATACGGAGCTGTGGTATCTACCAAATAGGTAGTAGATGAGCTTCAGACCAAAAATGGTATGAGTGATAATATGTTAGTGGAGTTGATTGAGGTTCTGTCAGACACTCTTTACTCAATCGGTAATGATACTAATGTAAAAGACTTGATACTGAATATTGAAAAATCACGAAAGAGTGGTCTGTCTAAAACAAATTAATATGTTATGAATTATCAAGATTTATTTGAAAATTATTTGATGAATAAAAATGAAAACAAAGAGCAAATCCAAACTCCTATTTCATCTTCTATTCAATCATTAGAACCTGTTAAAATGTTAGGTAAGAGTGGAATATCAGAAGAAGAATTTGATATAATGTTTGCAGAAATTATAAAAGAAAAAATATGATACAAGTACAAAAAGAAAGAGATAGAGTATTCATTACATTAACTTCTCAATTAGATAGAGAGGATGTAACACAATTGATTGAGGATTTAAATCAATGGTTAGAAGATACAGTAGAAGTTCCAACATTCAAAGGAATATCAGAAGATAAAGTAAGAGAAGCTTTTAAATCTGAAAGTAGACTTGATAAAGTTAATTCGGATTTACAATTTCATAATAAAGAACACAAAGAAGCATATGAGCAAGCGCAATCTAAAAGAAAGTTAGAAGAACAACTCCGCAGATGCTTTGTTGATGTTTTAGATAGTGAATATATTCAGAAAGAATTAACATTATATCAGTTAGACCCAATTAATAAAGAAGTTATTACAAAAACAAAAAAGTTAAAAGATGAAAGAAAAAAGTAAGCAATATAATTTGGAAGAACTTCTAAAGAAATCTCCAATGGATATTACGCATGATGAGATGATGTTTGTATTAGAGAATATGGATATTGAATCTATTACAGCAGCAGCGATGGAGAAACAAAATTTACAAATCAAAAAGAGTGAGGAAGATTAATAAATTTATATATACGATTGTTAAGATATTGCTGGGTAATTTATTTTATTCTAATGCCATTGACTATATATTCTCCTACCCAGCATTTATTTATCCTTATATAAATCGGAGCTTGGTTTCTACCAGGCTCCCTTTTTATGTCTAAAATTTAATTTCATTATATTTATTAATACACTAAACTACTAAACAATGGCAAAAAGAAAAGAACAAATCATAGAGTTAAGACCGATACGATACAATAATCGTTATTGGATTTCAGATTTAGGAAAGGTTTATTATAATACTAAATGTTGGAGAAACCCAAAAGCTGAATTAAAAGAATTAGTACCTTCATATAATCCATCAGGTTATCTTTACTACAAACTTTCAGTTGGTAAATGTAAATACGATTATGTAAGAGGGCATAGATGTGTGTGGGAAGCATTCAATGGTAAGATACCTAAAGGATTGGAGATTGACCACATAGACCACGATAAACACAACAATACACTTTCTAATTTAAGATTGGTAACTCATTCAGAAAATTGTTTAAATAAAAAGAAATAATGAAAGTAAATAAATTAATAAGTAAGAATCAAGACGATAATTGGTTTCATAGAATAACAAATGAATGTATCAATGATTATCCTATTTCACAAGTGGATATAGATGCAGATGAATTAGTATTAGATATCGGTTGTAATGTTGGTGGATTTACTGAAGCATATAAAAATCGTTTTAATAACATTTTAGCAATAGATGCATCTTCATACAATATAGAGCAGTATCAAAGTAGACATCATTATCCAACTTTACACAAAGCAGTATGGAGTGTAGATGGTGAGATAGTAAGATTAAAGAAACTAATGTATAAAGATTCGGACACTAATTCAGGTAATTTTAGTGTAATGGAGCATCAATGGGAAGAAGATTGGGGATGGATTGGTGATGAATACGAAGAAGTAGAAACAATAAGTTTAGAAACAATTATCAAAGCGTATGATGAAATTGGATTACTAAAATTAGATGTAGAAGGTGCAGAAGTAGAATTCCTTTTAGGTAAAGACCTATCAAAGATAAAATGGATTACAATGGAACTACATAACTTTTTAGGTGGTGTGAAACAAAAACAATTGATGACACACATAGAACAAACACATACAGAAGTATTTACAACAGGTAACGGTAACGAATCACATTATACAAAATTATGGAAAAGGAATTAAAAGAACATTTAATAACAATAGCAGCAAATGAAACAAATAAAGACCTTCAATTTGGAATGCTATTAATGATAACTCATATGGAAGCATATCTAACTGGCGAGTATATTACGTTTAGTGAAATATGTACTCAAATGTACCAAAAACAACAAGAATTATGTTTAAAATAATTAGATTAGGTGATTGGGTTGAAGCTCTAATTCACGTAATAACATTCGGATTCGGAACAAGAATCGCGCTATTTGTGTCAAAGCTAATTTTTAACTCCGATTCATGTGGATGTTGTGAGAGAAAGCAATGGCTCAATCGCCTAACTAATAAAGATTATGATGGAGAGTGTAACGGAATTAAATTTTAATAATATGGATGTATCACCATTAACACAAGAAGATTTTGATAGATTAAAAAAGGAATTGGAAGGAATTAAAGCATTTCTACCGGAACACCTTATGGGACCATTTTGGATTTGGTGTAATCTTATCAGAGGTAGAAAAGAGAATCAACCATGCAGTTGTAAAACATCCGCAAGACATTGGGGAGCGTGTGTAGAAGAATTAAGAAAATTTGTAAAAGAAAGAAGTGAATAAAGTACAATCCGAAAATAATAAGAGATTAGAAACACTTTACAAACAATCACACAATTGGTTGATAGCAGTGGCATACAATCTATGTAAGGATAAAGAAGTAGCAGAAGAATTAGTTGGTGAACTTTATTTGTATTTAGCAGAGAAGTGTAACCCATCACTTTGGTATTTGAATTCATTTAACCTTATGTACGCACACTCATTCATTCGTTCACGCTTTTTTAACAAAACTAAATCGGACAAAAGAAAGACTGGATTGAGTGATGATTATGATGAAGTAGAAAAGGAATATGATACTGATACAGATGAAAGATTAGAAGAAGCATATAATCAGATAGTAGCAGAGTTAAAGAATATGGAAAGAACGAGAGCATGGGCTAGTTCTAAACTATATCAACTATATGCATTTGATAAGGATATGACATTAGAGAAGTTAGCATCCAATATAGGAATATCAAAGAGTACAGCGTTCCTACAAACAAAGAAAGCTAAGTTACACCTACGAGCTACAATTAAGAATCCATTTAAACACCCACCAGATTAACAGAAACACCCCAAATTTCACACATCTACTACAAAGCTTAGTAAGTGTGTTAAAATTATATAGAATCAATTAAATAATGGCAAAATTCCATTAAAACATATTATGGCAAAGTTTGAAGCAGGACATAAATTAAGTAAAGGCCGTCCAAAAGGAGCAGTCAATCGTTCAACTGAAATGATGAAGGTATCAATTGCACGTGCAACCAATAGAGTGTTGGATGAATTACCAAAGATATTGGATGAGATGATTAAGAAAGACCCAAAGGGAGCAGTGGATATCGCATTGAAGATGTTAGAGTTCCACATGCCGAAAATGAGTAGAGTAGAAATGAAAGCAGAAGTAGAACAAAGAATACAGCAGATATCAGTAAACATAACACAAAAGAGTATAGATGAACCTGGAAGTTAATACCACAATCACATACCAACACCAAAACGATTCACCTAGTAGAATAACAATTCACTATGGTGGAACGAGAAGTGGAAAGACATATGCTTTAATTCAATGGATTATTGTAAAGTGTTTAGAAGGTAAAGAAGATGTGACAATAGTAAGAAAGACGATACCATCCCTAAAACGTACATTAATAAAAGATTTTAAGGATATAATGATTGAGATGGGTATATGGAATGAAAATGATTTTAATATATCAGATAGAATATACAAGTTCTATACTGAATCAGAAATTAAGTTTGTAAGTACTGACGATCCTGATAAATTGAGAGGATTAAAGAGTAGTATCTTATGGTTAGATGAAGCGAATGAAATAGATGAGGAATCATTTTTTCAATTACAAATACGTTGTACAGGCCCTATCATTCTAAGTCTGAATCCAACAATCTCGCCGCATCATTGGATAAGAGGATTAGAAAATACTACACAATACTTTACCACATTCCGTCAAAATCCATATCTTAATAAAGAATTAGAAGATGCCATCAAAGCATTGGAAAGAACTAACCCTAAAGCATGGAGAACGTATGGATTAGGTGAGTTCGTACAAAATGATAAAGCAGTATTCCAATTCAATGTAGTAGATTGGATGCCGGATGATGCAGAGTTTCTTTGTATAGGAATAGATTTTGGATTTAGTAATGACCCAACTGCTATTGTATCAATATTCAAAAAGGATAGAGAAATCTATTTGGTTGAGAATTGTTATGAAAGAGGATTGGTAACAAACGATATTGCATCTAAACTACGCCAAATAGTTGGAGATAATCGTTGGGAAATCTTTGCAGATAGTGCAGAACCTCGTTTGATAGAAGAATTATACCGAATGGGATTCAATATAAGACCTGTAATAAAAGGAAAGGATAGTATTAACTTTGGAATACAAGTACTACAAAACTATTCTATAAACATTCCTAAAGCATGTCAGAATTTAGTTAATGAATTCTATGGATATGAATGGGAAACTGATAGGTTCGGTAGACAACAAGATAGACCGGTTGATTTTAACAATCACCTTATTGATGCAGCCCGTTATGGTGCTATGATGAGATTATCACAAGTAGCAACTGCAAAAGGAAAATATGTAATTAGAGTACGATAAAATAAATAATATGAGTGAAGAATTAGATTTAGACAACTTAACAAAAATAGATTTTATAGAAATGGCAAAGTGGTGTCATCATTTAGAATCAGAAAACCGATTATTGATAGAACAATTAAGAGAAGCAAAAGCAGCAGTATTAGCAACTGTACAACAAAGAAATTCATTACATGCCAAACTACAAAACTTAATATCGGAGAGAATAAACACAATTGATGTATCAGCAATACAAACTGAAATTGTATCAAATGTAGATTTTACAAACCCTGAAATGTATGCAGTACCAGAAGGTAAGGTATCAATAATAGAAAAAGCAGATAGAATATGAAAAAAGAAATAAAAGTAGAAGTACCACAAAGTTGGAAAGCAGTAACATTAGAAGATTATTTAAAACTGCGTAAGGATATGGAAACGTATAAGGATGATGATGAAGCACTTACTGCTTGTCTATTCCATCACCTATGCCATTTTCCATTAGAGTATCTACAACAAATGGATATCAACACTTACATAGCAATAAAGGCTGATGTTTTAAAATTCTTTAACAATACAAACTATCCATTACAAAGATTCATCACAATAGATGGAGTTAAATACGGCTTTGAACCAAATCTATCAGAGATGGCGTACGGTGCTTATGTGGATATTTCAAAGTATGAGAACGTTGCTATTGATGATAAATGGGCTGAGATTATGAGTATCTTATATAGACCTGTTGTAAAGGAATCAGGTGCATTATATGATATAGAAGCATACACAGGTAAAATATATCCTGAAAAGTTTAAGAATATTACAATGGATATACACTTCGGCACACTTTTTTTTTTGAGCAATTTATTAAAGGACTTATTGAACGCTACCCAGAAATCTTTGATGGAGGAATTAGCGGGGATGGACTTGCAGCCGAAGCTCAAGCAAATTTTGCTAGAAAATGGAAATCTTATTCATCAATTATCCAACTTGCACAAGGAGATATCACCAAAATAGATGAAGTAGTATTACAACCATTGGAGAAATGTTTATTATATCTAGCATACGAAGCAGATAAATACCAAGTTGAAGAATTGGTACACAAAGCTGCGATGAGGAAAGCTGGAGTTAAGTAATCTCATACTTTTGTTTTATTAATTGTTAAATCAATAAACAATCCTATGAAAGTGAAAACATCATACGTTCCTAAACCAAAATTTGAAGCAACTCCATCGTTGAGTTCTCCAAGAAAAGGAAGTAGAATGGGCTGTTTATGTAGAAATAAAAATACATACTCAACTAAATGTTGTGACAAAACAATTGGTGCACAGGGCATAGGACTAATCTATAAAAATCCATAACATGCCAACACCATCGTACAATTCAAATCAAAGAAAGAATACAGGTGTTTACTTTGGACCAACCAGAGGTAAAGCAACCGGAAGAAACAAACGTAGAGGATGTCTATGTGTTGATACTGATATTTACTCAACTGAATGTTGTGAAGGTGCATTGATTAACCAAACTATTGGACAAACGCAATCGGCTTTCAATAATCGTAGAGGTGCATTCAGTAATGGTTTCAGTAATGGATTTGATGTAGGTCAGATATAAACATATAAATATATAAATATATACAACGATGTCTCAATTAAATAAAACGCAATTAGAGCAAGTAAACCAAACTAACTTCCCTAATAATACGGTACAATTCATTACTCCACAAAAGTTGAGAGAAATGAATACTGATATTATTGACAGTATGGTTGATGAAATCAGTTATAATGTAGATTCTGCTTCATTCTCATCTTCAATTGATAACTTACAAGACCAAATCAATACGTTGGTTT